CCGGGGAGTCCGAGCTGTTCCTGCTGCTTAGCCTTAACCAGCCAGCGCAACTACTGCAGGAGTCTCGCTCATCTTGCCGAACATGAACCGGTAGGAAACCGTATTCAGTCTGCCGGATGACGCCTGGGTCATCGCTGGAGGTCCTTCTACTAGCTTACCTTCCTCAGCCAGAAGCACAGCACCGTTGGGCATCACGCGGGTTAGCGTGATCTTGTCGTTGTTACCGCGCTTGCCTTTTTCAGCTGTGTTTAGCTGCAGAAGCTGCTGCATGAAAACATGATCAGCCGTGTTCGGGATAATCGCCAGCGTCAGTTCTTTTGGGTTAGCCTCAGACCAGGTTACCGCGTCTCCGTTGGTGCCGACTTCCATGCCTCCCAGGGTGATATTAGGCACTGACACTGGATCAGTATCCTTCGGAAAAGCGGTAAGCGGAACAGGAACTCCACCGGTTGTGTTGCTTGCGGAGATGGTTACGACCGTCCCCAGGTGAGATACATCAGTCATAGCTCAGGTCCTCAGATTAGTACGTGACGGCCTTGGACGCGATCAACAGAGTCGCGCTTGGCATACACTACGGTGTAATCAATATAGTAAGTGGTCACATCATCAACAGTTTCCTGAGCGATGGTAACCTTTCTCCACCAGCCTTTACTTGCAACATCGCGCCACGCGTTTTCTTCGCCCGTAATCTGCGTGATGTAACCCTTTTGGGTGGTCGTCAGCGTCTTTCCGGTTGCGATAGCGCCATTGTTTTTGGCTTGAGCAATGGTTGCATCAATGTAGCTGTAACCGATAGCCTCGCCGGTCTCATCCGCTGGCACCTGCTGGAATGCCAGGAACATGTTCAGGAAAGACGCTTTCAGCTCTGCCTTAAACCACTGCTCATTAGCATAAACACCCATCGCCGTTGGAGCTGTCGCAGTACCCATCAACTGGCCACGCTGATAGAAGTCCAGCAGCGTTCCGGCTTCCTGGGTGACTCCGTAATAGTTAATACGGAGCGCGTCATAAGTGTCAGCCAGTGCGTCAGTCGTCACAACTGAGGTCAGGCGGCTATCGCGGTAATAGTTGTAATTCGCGCTGGCAGCAGGCTTGTCCCACTGCTGAGACGCCAAGATAGCGCACGGCAGCAACCACGGATAATCAGTATTATCAGGATCATGCAGAGTCAGTCCTGTGCCAGCGTATCCGATCAGCGCAGATGACCATGTCGCAGCATCAGCCGCAATAACCTTTTGATGACACTGAAACTCAACGTTGCGCGTCAGGTTCCATGCAGCCGCCTCGGTCACCTGGGCAAGCGTAAGGTCATCAATAAACGCAAATGATCCATAGTTGTTATTCAGCTGCGTAGAGTCGGAAACCAGGCTGGTAATCGTCTGAGTTGCCACACCATTAGACAGAATCGCCTCAGAACCCCAGCCAAGATCCGCCAACAGGCCAGCAGTTGTGGTACTGATCGAGATAGCACCATCAGCAGTAGCATTGCTGTCGAACTCGAACGCTCCACGGGTAGCGTTATAAACTACAGTAGCGGCAGCCAGTGGGCCACCAGCAAGCTGCGCAGCTGTCTGGATAGCAGAGGCAACATCCGTATAAGATGCGTCCGCGCTAAAGTCCAGCGCAACAACAGGGGTTGCAATGCCACCGATAGTGATGGTGATTGTTTCGGCTGTGTAAGCCTGCAAGTCGGTCAGTGCTGCGACCTGGCTTCCGAAAATCTGGGAGCTAGTGTCGCTATCCGCCCACCGAGCAAACTGGATGTTTTTCGGCTGAGTGATTACCTTGGACACAAATCCGAAATAGTACGCAGCTTGTAGATACTCCTCACCGGCAGAATCACCGAAGTAGTCCAGCACCGCATCCGCATTACGGAAGTTGATAATTCCGCCAGTCGGCACCAGTTCATTAGTAGTGTACAGCCGCAGCTTTAATTCTCGCGCATCGACCGCAGAAGCACCGCCAACGCCGGACGTGATGTCAACATAGCGGTTTGATGAAATAGGCATATTTTTTACCCTCGTTGTTGGTTCAGCGCTTATTATACGCGATCAATATCGCCTGCAGTATCTATGATAGCAGGAATTGGTTTGGTGTACGTAGCATTGTAACTTACAGTAATGTCAAAAGATGGCATTGATTGCCATTGTTCAGACTCGTTCAGCTCGAAAGACGGGCGGACATCGGTGCATTGCTGAATGTTTACGCCGCCTGCCTTCAGTGCTCGAATAGAGTCGGGTTGCTGAATCATGTCGTTAAGAATCTGCGCTACATCATGCGCGGGTAGTACTGTCATAGTTTTAGGGTCAAAATCTGTCAGGAAGCTGATCTGGTACGATTTCTGTTTAGCGTGTTTGATGCCAACTGTCGCCGCGCCAATAGTCTCCAGATCATAATCCCTGCTCCAGCCGATCTGAGTGCTGGTTACCGGAGAAATAAATACCTGATAAGGCTTTGACCCGGACGCTGCCCCGGCGTGTTGCGCGGTGGGCTGGTTGCTGCGCGTTACGCGCAGATCAGCATCAGCTATGCCATAGATGCCAAGCTGTACTTTAATTTGATCCTCTATGATTTTTAATATTGCACCATCAAGCATTCAATTTTCGCTCCCTGATAGCAACCACTTGCCCCCATCCGCCAGAAGGTTGCCAGCTGCTTGGCGTACTAACCGGACGCCACTGGTACCCATTAAACAGAATTCTGTCGGCATTACTGCTATCGGTCATCAGATTAATCAACTCGGTATCAAAGATCTGAATGTATTCTTTATCGTGATCAAGCCCGGCTTTCTGCACTGCCTCTCTGCTGACAGGATAAATACCGCCCTCGCGGTCAACAGGCGCAGCGAATGAGTCAACCTCATACCCTTCGTCATTAGTTGTATTATCCAGCCACTTCAAATACTGATAAGCTTGGCGGCCTATCACCGCCTGGGTAACGCTCAATAAATTAAAGCCGAAGTTGCTCATATTACCCCACGTTATGCGTCAGTGTTGCGATCATGTAGCCAGTTTCACGCAGCGGGTCGCGGTTGTCAGATGGCTGCCCAAGTTGACCGGAGCCTGTCTCACCTGCAGCTATAGCGGCAGCGACTTTTCTCACCGTATCCACTCCAATAGGAACGTTATCATTACGGAGTCGGCGCAGCGCAAGCGTTACCGGCGATAGAGCTAGATGATCTCCGGTCACAATGGCATTACGGATATCCGCCTCAGCCACCAGTCCGACAGTCGTCAATACTCCCGCATAACCGCCAGATCCGCCAATCCACTGCCGGGCCATTTTTGCATAGACATCGGCCCACTTGCTTTGGTTGTCAGATACTGCCGGGCGCATAAATGGACGGGCTGGGACTTTTTTTGTCCCAAACTCGTTAGCAGCAGCAACCCCGGCCACCGGGATTCCGTCCTCATAATTAACGCCATCAAACCAACCGACTTGCAGTTTCTCCTTGGCCTGCTTCAGCTTCTCGGCAAGTCCGCGCACGGATGAAGCATCAATGCGCACCTTAGTCATCAGTAAGTCTTGAACGCTGACAGGCCAACAGAGCCGCCGTAATAATCACCGACAGAGTTGGCAGATAATAAAGCGGCCAATTCGACACCGTAGGGCGTAGTCATTAGCCAGTAGCTGAAATTGCTGCTGGTTGGTGGCTCGCTGAAAGACACGTTAACCGGGCCTTCACCAGCGGACGCAATAAGACGACCCGGCTGCCCGGCCGCAACACTAATCCCGATCGACAGCAGGTGAGCAACCATCAACTGATAAGCGTACTGTCGGCAAGTGTCATCAAAGGTACACTGATTATCTTCAACGTAGCACTTTGCAACAATCATCTTACCATCGAGCATGGCGTCTGGATATGCCGCATCGTCAGCAAACGCAGGGAACGCGGCACGGAATGCGGAGATATCCAGATCCATAATTTACAGTTCCGCTTCTTGAGTGTTCAGCTCAACCGCTACGCCTTTTTTTCCAGCCTTGTCTTGCAGCTCTTTCTTGGTCTTCGGAGCAGCAGCATCTTTTTTGGGAGATACTGGTCGCTTAGAAGATAGGAAGCCGCGCTTTTCCAGTCGCTTGAATGAGGCGTTATCCTGCAGTAGTTTCAGTTCTTCTGCAGTGACTTCAGTTTCAACGATTGCTTTAGTCTGAAAATGCTTGTCAGATACATTCGCGCCGCCTTTGATCAAAATAGCGCTTTTGTATTTTGCTTTAGTGACCACCGAACCCTCGACTGCTTTCTCGTATAGCGGGAAAGTGCGATCGTTCGACAGTGTTGAATAAATTGTTGGCATGTTTTGCACCTTTGATAGTTAAAAATAACCGGGCTTTCACCCGGTCATTATATCACCTTACGCGCCAGAGTAACGAACAACCGCATATCCGCGCTTAACGAAACAACCAGCAGTCGCGTTAGTGTATCCTTCGCGGACACCTCGAGCAGTCTGCACGGTGTTCAGTGCTGTCATCTTGGTTGGCACGGCCTGGATAACGGTTTCGCCGCCATCTGTGCCAGATCCGTCAACGTTTTCAGCATACAGATAGAAGACGTTCTCGCCACCGTCTGCTGCGTCAAACTCAGGGATAGACTCAACCGTGATGTTCGGATAATTCTTCTGCATCCATTCGTTAACGGTCATACCGTTAGAGAATGAGGAATCAGACTCGTTCATCAGGTCTTTGATATCAGCAGCTACAGCCAGCTTCAGGCGCATAGACTCAGGGTCTACTTGGCTGCCGGACTGAGTACGCAGCGTACCAATAGCGGTAACAATGTCGGTAACACGCTCGGCAACAGTTTTACTTGCCCAAGTGTTATCAGCAGCAGCGCCGTTAGGCAGGGTTACGAATGCTGGCAGGTTCGGATCATTCAGGAAGCCGTAGGTGCGGTTAGCACCGTTATTGAATCCATAAAAGAAGATCTCATTCCGCAGGATCTCAAACGCCAACGCAACAGCGGCACGTTTTTCATCCATTGAATTGACACCGACTTTAGCGCTACGCTCTTCGTCCAGCTTGGTAGACTCGGCACCCAGCTCGAAACGCACAATGGTACGTCGCTCGTAGGTCGAATTCCACGCAGCAATCGGAAGATCGCCATGGTCTTTGTAAAGCTCAGGCTGGCCGAGATGCTCCAGGATGGTCAGTACAATTTCTTCGTCAGACCAATCGCCAACAGTCATCACCGGGGCAAGTACATCACCGCGACGCGCAGTTGTCAGAATATGGACGACACCCTGCAGGAAGTTCTGCAGGAACTGAACCGGAACACCAGCGGAACTGGTCGTAATTGGCTGCGTAAGACCAGCATCCATAGCGACAGACAGCGCAGTTTTTGCGAATGCTGAATCCATGGATACACCGATGCGGCGCATTGCTTCCGGGGACTGGGCCAGCTGTTTAAGCTGATCCTCGTCCATTGCTACGCCAGCCATCTTGGAAGATGTGCGCAGTTTTGAAACGTGATAGATTTTGCTCATTTAACTGGCTCCTTATACGCCGGTAGAGTCGGAAATGTCGGCAGCGAAGTCGAAGTAGATTACCCCGATACCTGCCACAGTGACATTGAAAATTTCAACGGTGCCGCCCGGAACACGGGTGTGACCAACTGGCGCTACACCATCAGGTGCAATCGTTGCCAGGGTGCCATCGGTATCGCTGTAGTAAACGTAATCGCCTTTAGCCGCTACCGCTGGCAGATCAACGAAAACAAAACCCCGGCGCAGAACTTCAACAGCAATGCCGTTGGCGATAGCGGTGGAAGCGTCCAGACCTTCGCGCACCAGTGATTTAGGCATGCCAATAATACCGGCGAACCGTGTAGAAGCAGCAACGCCGCACTGGTCGTCTTCAGCATCCTTAAACGTAACAACGGAACCGACAAGGTTCAGTGCAGCGTTAGCAGATGCCAGGATTAGCGTCCGGGCCGCTTGCGGTTCGGTAGAGTAGAACTCACCGACAACACCGGAACCCAGCTGAGTATTTGAAACAGTAGTTTGACCCATGATTAAATCCCCATGTCATCAAGAGTTTTCATAATTGCGGCCGATGCTGTTTTAGCATCTTGAGCCACGCCTTTGTCGATAGTTGTGCCTTCGCTGGTTTTGCCAGCAAGGTAGCCGTTTACAGTTGCCAGTGCGGTTGCAGAGTCACAAGCCAGGCCGATGATCTCAGCAGCTTTAACAGCTACGCCGTTAATATCCATTCCGGTACCATCGATGCGGCCAACGACAGGAGACAGCTTGGCAATCAGATCGTTTTTAGCATTGATCTTTGCTTCTACTGTGTTTGCATCCATCGCACTGCCTTTCAGCTCTTTAACTTGATTCTCAAGATCAGAGATGCGTTTAGCGGTTGCTTCGTCCATTGCTGGCTTTTCTTCCTCCGGGTCTGCATCCATTACTGGATCTTCTTCGGCTACTGGGTCAGCATCCATTTCAGCCTCTGCTTCTTCAGGCTCACCGCCTTCATTAAGCATCGCCCCAATTTCTGCATAAAGCTTGGCCAGCTCTTCTTTCGCTGGTTGCGCTTCTTTGACTTTCGTCATCAGGTCTTCAAGCGTCATTTTGTCGCCCTCTAAAGTTACATTATCGAGCGCAATATGCGCTGCATCCATAGCTACCGAAACATCAGCACCCATTCTACCCTGTTCAACGCTGGCAAGATGGTTCCCGCGTATGTCCCGCTGAACTACATCGTATTTTAAACCATCGGGCGTTTCACCGCCAGCAATGTCCCAGCGACACCGAAAACCACACGACAGTTCACGCAGACCGGTCTTGATTGCCTTTTTTAGCTGGGTGCCGAAAGTTTTAACTGTGCCTATCAGGCCAACACCTTCAATATAGCGAACGTCCTGACCGGTAGTGCCCTGGACGCCGATCTGTTCGGCATCTGTGAAACCTTCGCCGGACATTTCATGCCGTGGAAACCATGGGGTAAGCTTAAATGATTCAATCGTATCGATGCTGTTAAGCTCTTCTTCTGGACGCCAAACTTTATAAATCTGGTTAGGCTCCAGTGTTGGCGATATCTCCCGGCCTGCATACTCAAAGATACCCGGCTTAGATAGCGGGGTATCTGGAAAAGTCACATAGCCGTTTTCGTCTTCCTGGTAACTTGCCACGCTTAACCCTCTGGATTGCCAAACTCTAAGACGGGTTCCCGGTAACACTTGCAGTTAATAGCCTGCCCTGGGTGACCGCGTTCACCTGTCTTTTCGTCAATTATAGGCGGATCGTCTAAAGAAAACACCTGTCCGTTTAAAACATTCTTGTGCAATGGCCTCGGTTCACTTGATCCGCCAGCGTGCCGCCAGCGGTATTTAGTAACGCCGACCGACCGCATCCGGCTATCTGTTATGTTGGCATAAGCCTTCCGCGTCTGATCAAGCGTAACGTTTTTCGCCTTGTTTTTATAAACCTTGAACCGGCCCTGCAGCATAGAGTCGATCTGCTTCACAGTGTCGGTATAGCTGACGCCTGTTGATGATATAGACCGCATGATAGCTTCCTGTACATCACTCAGATAATCACGGCTAATCGATTCAATCAGGCTTGAGCTTTGCTGAGTGCCGGCGGCGATAATCTCCCGCGTAGCTGGCGTGATCTTGCTGGTATCAATGGTCAGTCCGCCGGACAGCTTCTTCATTGACTCCTGAAGATCTTTAGCGGTCATGCTCTCGACATCACGAAACAGCGCCGCGCTAAAATCCTTGCTGAACAGATTAAACCTTTTATTCCACTCGGAGGCCAGCTTGTTTGTCAGTATCCGGGCGCGACTGGTAAGACTAGCATCCATCGCAATATCTTGGATAACCTCCTTTGCCAGATCCTCTTTGAATAACTCCTTGATCTGCTTACTGACATCAAGGTGCATCTTCCGCACCTCGCGCATCGCGACCTTGGCCATCTTGTCAGCATAGAACGGATTAACCCGAACCTGGGTGCCTACCAGATAGACATCCCGGTTCTTTGCCCAGTCGTGCTTAGACTTCGTTAACGGTACTTTCTTCGGCTTCTTCGCCATCATCAGCCTCTAAGTCATCGAGCGGTTCTAGGTTTTCATATCCGCTATTCTGATCAGCGCGGATACGCTCCCGGATCTCCTCATTACTGACCGCTTGCATATCGTATGCCAATTGGTCAGCCTGACGGTTCTTCAAATTAACATCAGCTATCTCAGCATCAGACATAACCCGCAGTGGTCGCCATTTTGGATAAACGCTAGTGCCGGGCTCCAGACCAATATCAGCAGACATTGACGGGATCAATCTCCGGTAATGAGCGTCAATGATGTCGGTCATGTCATTGGCCTGAACTTCTTCAAGCTCTTCAATGTAATACTCGACATCTGACTCCCCGGTACTGAAGCCAGTATGACCAGTACCCAACAGGCGACTGCCCGGAACATCAAGAATAGAACAGACCAGCTGATACTGACCCATAATGACCTGGTGTAGATCGGTCAGAGTTGTATCAAGCTGGCCTATTTCCTCGTCCTTGCCGATCAGCTGAACGCCGTAGTTGTTCCTGAATTCAGTTAATTTCTGCATAGCCCGCGCAAAGATTGCAGGCTTAGCAGCAACTTTATCAAGATCAGCCTTACGCCACGTCAAGCGCTTGGTCATCGCCAGCTGCGGTGCTTCGTTTGCAGTGCGATCAGCAGCGTAAACCCGCTCGTAAACTTTCTGCACGACAGACACGCCGCCATAGCGATATGTCGGTTTTAACAGGTCGGGGACCATATCACCCCTCAGCACAACGAGGTGCGATTTGTGAACCTTCTTCCCGCCGATTATCCACCAGGTCGGTTCCATGTATGTCATTGATGACGGGTCAGTAAGATCCTCGTTGCGCAGTTCTGGAATAGTTCGCATCGGGTCAATCTGCGCCATCCCCGCATAATTTCCGCCGCGAAACTCGTCAGGGTTAAATGGTTTAGAGTAATCAAAATCAGGATTGCGGTGCTTGAACATGATATGGCGTATGCCGAAGATGTTGTTAAACGTCAGCCCCTCAATAAGATTATTCCGCAGATTATATCTCCGATCTGCTTTCTCGATACGCTTAATCTGCTCTTCTGACAACTCGCCGCCATCGATAGCAATATCAAACCACTTACGCACAGCGTCTCTCGGCTTAGCTTCGCACCCTTTCCGCACTAGCCAGTTCTGAGCAATGACCGCCATTGCCGGGTAGCCGATAAACTGCCCAGTAGCGACATAGTGCGCGAACACCACCGGGTTGATCTGCTCATAGCTGACCGGCAGAGATTGGACGCAGCTGCTATCCATAGCCACACCTTCGGGAATGGGTGCCTCTTTCTGGATTGCGTTCTGGTCGATGTACTCTCTTAGCACAGCAGCAGAATCAACCGCCATGCCATCGAGCATGGTGTAAATGTCTGCCGAGCTTTTAGGCTGCGCGGGTTCTGGTTTTTTGCGTTTAAACCAACTCATTTTCTATAGTCCTTCCGCATGTCTTTGTTGGCGCTGGATCGAGTAGTTCCAACCCAATACGCAATAGAATCGCCCCACTTCGCCAGCAGTGTGCCAAATAGAAGATAGGTTATCTCTGTGTTACTGGGTGGGATATCAAGCGTAAACAGCGCGGTTGCGCCAAGGCCAACCAGCATAGTCAGCGCCACGCAGATGATTGCAGGCATTATGCTGTGCTTATGATTCTCTCGGGCGTTAGCCAAATCTTTCAGCTCTGCCTGATCAAGCTCGGCATCAAGCTCCCGCATTCTTATTTTAAATGAATTGTTAGCCTGGGTTACCTTGAGCATATCTTCAGGGCTGGCAGCGCCCACGAATTCCGACAGCTTAGTCTCGTCTGATACGTCATGGCCGGTGGCATCGCCGATAGCTTTTAACGCCAACTGTGGCAGGGTTGCTCCACCAGATAGAACAGCTGCTGCAATATCGGGGGCGTAGTCTTTGAGCTTATCAAGCCAGTTCATTTCACCACCTCGCTTTATTTGGTCGCACATCAACATGCGTGAAAGTCTTGTATGATCCAAGCCCTCCAGCATCACCAAGAATTCTGTTTAACCATCGGTAAACTTCTTCTGGCGCAACCCCGTCAACGGTGACATCGGCAGCAGTGCCAAGTAGATGCTGACTCTTAGGCTTTCCGCCAACACAGGTGTTATGATATGCGCACCGGCAGGCTGAATTGATCCTGACTGGGCGCCCAAACCAGTTGCGTAGGCACTGCAGTAACTTAACCAGATCTTCGTCAACATCATCATATCCGCACCCGCACTTACATTGAAATTCTGACCAGCTGAAATTTGCAGTTATGTCACCC